CTTGTGACAGCCTCTAAAATTGCAGCCGCAATACTGTCCACATAGTCTTCTAATAAGTCGTTAGTGGGAAGCTCGTCAGGAAAATCTAACGTAGGCACTGATGGCATTTGCGGTATCGCATCAAAAAAATCTTGATCTGGAAGGGGTATAGAACCAGCAGCTTCAGAGGCGGCTCCAACTAACTGCCTTCCTTTACTAAACCCTTCTCTAACAGTAGAGTCTACTGCATTAGCAAATTCTTCATAATCAGGTACTTGCTTAGCAATACAATTAAGGGCTTCTGCCAGTAACCCATCCACACTCACCCGGTTCAACAACAGGTGATATGATTCTTCGACACTGTTAATGCCGTTCAGAATATCAGACAGTCGGCTCTGAATCCCGCCAACCTCGTCCGAAATATTACCAACAATTCGCTGAGCTTCTTCTCTGAAAGAGGTGTTGTCAAGCACCCTGTTTTCTTCAATGGTGCGAGCGAGGGTTTTCACCGGAATCTGGTCTGCTTCAGAGCGCAAATTCCTGATAGCAGTTTCATCTACGTTTTCACTCGCGGTGTCTTCTGAGGCTACTGCTTCGACGCTTGCAGCGGCGTCGAGAGAATAGGTCGCCATAAAATCTACCCAGCCAACTTCTTCCGCATTAATACGCGAAATAACCGGAGACAACATAACATAATTCATTACAGTGGGGGTAAAGGCTTCTGACTGAAAAGGTTGTAAATCAGTTTTAATGGGTCCTGATTCAATATTCACTAAAAACATCACTAAACGACGGTTCACATCCCAACCCAGTTCAATGCTGCCCTCTTGGGTAGGTTGGATATTGTGTTGACGCAAGATGGCAGTTACTTGGGTTGAAAAATCCCTTAACACGGTGGCGGACTCTTCTGGGGCAAAACCTCTTGTCTGCCCTTCAAAATTGTCAACTTGCTGCTGATAGCCTCCTATAATCTGAGCGGTGCGATCGACAAAAGAAATCAGATCGCGAATCTCATACATTTTGTAAAATGCTACACCGCCATAACCATAAAGCCCTCCGTCTTGAGACTCAACACTGGCGGCGGCGGCACCATTCTCAATAGAAGGGAGATATTTATGAGGAATCTGAACTAAGACTTTTAGAGCACCGCCCGGTCTAGAAGACAAATTATAATCTGCTACCTGAAAAGAAATAAAATAATCCTTCAGTAGAGATAGGACAAAATCCTTATCATTTTTCTTACCTAAAGATTGTAAAATTAAAGTAGCCCCTCGAAATGTTGCATCAACCAGGCAGTCGGCAAGACCCTCAGTAGATGAGGATATTAAATCCGCCGAACCCTCCATAACAATTTGGTGAGTCGCACTGGAAGCGTCAAAGTAAGCTGTATTGACTGCTTTCTGGAGCCATGGCGGGGACATTATGTTAGAATCAGCGTGCGAGCGAATGTCACTGCAATCTATAGAAAGGGATGGCAACTGACCGTCCATTTTGGTTATTTTAGTGTTCTCCACATACCCACGCTGAGAGCCTGTGATAATATGTGACCAGCCGCAGTTGTCCCCGGTGCCCTCGTTTATAACGATTAGCTCAGTGCCCTCAGGAACTTGAAGGAGGGACGCTGATGAAGTGTTTGGGGATGAATATACCGAAGCAGAAGAGGTGGAAATATGTGTAGAAGTGGCAGGACGCGGGTAGGGCATATCACCACTATATTCCCCTTTCCAGCGCAGCTCTTCTATCTCTCCGACTGTTAGAGAAGCTTCTGCTTCCGCACTACCGGAAAGACCCACACCGTCGCCAACCCCAACAAGCGAGGTTGTTAGCGCGTTGATCCTTGATCTAAACTCCCTCAAATCATCGCTCATGTAATTTTCCTAATTGACATTATTATATCGACTGTTTATATAATTGTTGCCTGACTGTTGTAAATAGTTCGCCTTGAAAGATACGAGGTTTGCCTTGTGAGACATTAGCGAAGTTTGCACTTGTGATAAGTGGCTAGAAACTGTTCTCATTCCAGATGGAACGACACTCGGGGAAGGTGATGTCGGTGCGCCAAAAAAAGGAGAGTTGTGGAAATGGTGAGTAAGGTCTCTATTAAAATTCATCTGAATCATGAGCATGTTATGAACGATGCCATTTAATTTATCTAAGTGGTGGACAATCCTATCCAAAGCATCCACTAAATTCTCTCCTTTGGGCATAGGTTGTAAGCCACTGTCCTCATTCCCAGCAATAATATCGACACCATAAACCTCTTGCGCTTCACCCCCCTGTGAATTTCTCATGTCGGTCCTTGTAACAAGCTTGATCCCTTCTCTTGCGATTACGCGCACTTGATCTGCCTTAATGCCAATGCCAGAACGGGCAGTAGAGGTGCCAACTGTGCCCGAAGCTAATGAAAAGTTTTCATCTATATCGGTCTTTTGGCTTATATAAATGCGGGCGGCATCGGTCCTAAAGTTAGGATCAACGCGGAGAGGCTCACCGTCCTCAGTAGTTTCACGGGGAGAATATGACATTCGCCCCACCACCATATCAATCATAGATGCCTGGGTGTCTCCTCTCCCTCCATATCCGCTGAGGCGTGAAGCATTACGATCCCTTCCTAAAACGATAAAAGAGTTGTTTTCTCCCTGTATTGTTGTTTCACATGGGGCTTCATTAAACGCAGGAATAGGTTCCCGTAGCGTAGAACACGCAGTTCCGTTGCGCGAGGCAGCTACCGAACGAGATTGGCGCTGAAGCATGTCTCTTGCTTCGTTGCTTAAATTATCAATATCATAGGCTCTTCTTCTGGTCATAACATTATTTTTCCTATTTAGGTGCTGGACGCTGCTTGAGCTATCTCATTTAGGGTTTTCACTCCAGCCCTTATCCGTCGAGGTCCATCAAACCCTTGTCGTCGGAGCTGTGCAAGTTTTGCTGCGGTTTCCTCCACGGGCTCACTAAGCAATTCCAATATAGGATAGGGGTTTACACGCTGAAATTCGGATGACTCACCTTGGCGTACTTTCCATTCAATATGCACATGCTGTGCGCCATTACCATCCCTATATGCGCTGCCCGTATTGCCCTGAAGTCCCAATTGTTGCCCTCGGCTTACTATTTGCCCTATCGTTACGTCAACCTGAGAGAGATGGGCAAAATAAGCCCTATTATTACCAGTGCCATTGGTATCTATTAGTACAACATAATTACCCCCAGCGCCGCCGCCTGCGCCCTGCTGACCGCTTCTTACCCCAGTCACCTTAGCATTTTCAAATGGCGAACGTACAGGTGCGTTTCTTGGTCCAAACACGTCTATGCCCGTGTGACCCTGTGGACGGTTAGGACCCCAGGAGCGCCCATAGCTATTTTTAAATGCCGAACGCCCGTCAACAGGAAACGCAACCCCTGGTCCACTGCTGGGGATGGGTTCTCCAGTGGGATCTCCAAGTCGAGAAGAAACCGGAGCCGCTGCATTTGTTGTGCTCCCACAGCGGGTGTGCCCTAGAGCAATATTAGGAGAGGAAGAGCGGGAAGCTGCCGAAGAAGCGGCAGATGTTGCGCCTGCACCCGTACCAGCAGCAACATTTGCACTCGCAGTGTTTTGAGCTTTTTCTAAAGCCCAAGATGAAATTCTATCTACTGTAGTTCGCCCATTGGTACCACTATGAATATGCAACCCATCACCTAAATTTGGAAAATAAATCCCCGGCAATTGTTCCACGGCACCAGGAAGGGAACGGCTTGGAATTTCTCGCACATCTAAATAAAGCACGCCAGTATTCGCTAAAGTTCTTTTTAATCTATTGTTATACTCCTCGCGCCTCTGAGCGGCTACCATCGGGGTTCCGTCTACATTAGCTGTTGCTCCAGATAAATATAATTCTGCATTCCCCCCAATAGCTGGGCGACTTAACACGCTTTGTGCTGTGATTCTAGTTGAAGGAGCAGGACCAATCCAGATAAGCTTACTGCCAAACAGAGAAGCTAAACGAGAAACAGAGCCTCCAGTATTAAGATAAAATCTGTTCCATCTACCAGGAGCATTTGTATCATTTCCCCCTGCGAACATAAAAACAATATCATATTCCGATGTGGGAAAAGGGTTTGCAGATGAAGGGTTCCAGTGGGTTGCCCAATTGCTGCGAGGTCTTCTCCACCGAGGGTCATTATTTAATGACGTGCTCTCTCCCTTGAAATCTCCTCGACCACCATTTGCAGTTGCCATTTCTATAAGAAACTCGGTAGTCATAGAGACATTGGTACTCACATGCACGTTATTGGCGTTTAGTCCAGCGGCGATAAGCTTCTCTCTGATTTTACTGCCTGTGCCACGAGGACCACCAGTTTGGCTGTCACCAAATATTAGAACTTTGAGAGAACCTTGATTCTCTGCTGTAATTGATAGGACCGGATTGCCGCTAGAAGAAGATTCAACATTTGAACTGAGTTCTGTCATTATTCTTCATCCTCGCCACCGCCGAAAGCATCCCTAATAGCTTGGGAGCCAGCGTCCATAAATCCAGTGGGCTGCTCTTCCATAATTCTTGCACGCTCAGGGTGAGAGGCACTCCTGAACCTATTGACCTCTTCTTCTAATTCTTCCCGATTACTCCCCGAACGACTCAAGAAAGTAAGGCGTTCTTGAAGCCATGCATCTTCGGGGGGTGTAAATTCTGCCGGGGATGAAGATTCAGAAGATTCAGAAGATTCAGAAGATTCAGCAGAGGGTGGTGATGTTGAGGCTGTTTCTTCGCTTGTGCTAGACGTACCAGAGGTAGAACCAATTTGCTGCATTACTTGGATTCTTGTTCCAAAATATCGCATTCCCCAGTGTGGTAGACCTCCTTGTCGAGTTCCTTCAACCTTATTATAGTTAGCATAAAGAGCCATACCGGGCATTAAAGAGGCACCCCCCGTGCTATCTGGCTTAGTCATCAACTCGCCTTCCCGCTCTCGGCGTTTCTTTCGATGTTCGCGAGCATTGGCTCCATTAGCTACAATGAGATTTTTAGCTTGTTGGGGATTTCCTGCATTGATAGCACTAATGGCTTGACGCAACCACGACGGAACACCCGCATTAAACACCGCGGAGGCTAAACCGTCAAACTGGTTTTGGGTAGGAACAACCTTAAGAAGACGAATAAAACGATTGCAATGTTCGTCTATAACATACCCATAAAGATCCTCTGCCTCATCAGTAGATAAAGAAGCGGGACCAGGGGTAAGATAGGGAGTCCATAATTGACGGTGACGTTCATCATTGAATAATAAAAGACCAACACCTACCGTGGGTCGACTTGTCCTTCCATTACTGGCTGGACGGCTTTCGAGGCTGCTTGGGTATCGATTGCGACCGCTCGTCAAGTCCAAATAAACTTTAGATTCATTACCTTCCAATATGCGTAACATATGACGACCGGCATCACTCATTGTCATAAGCCCGAGAGCTTCCTTTACATCTGCTGGAGCATCGCTATGATAGCGCCTTCTTTGGGCTTTTTGCCTGTAATAATTCCTAATAGGTTCATAATGACCACCAGCTTGCAGGGGCGACTCCGCACGACCCTGACGACCTGTATATAAGCCAGTAAAAGTGCCTCCGTCAAGCCGCAAACTACTTCTTCTCCCGGTCGTACCTGGCACATGAACAAGAGATGGATCGCGAGGGATTCCTCCCGCCAAAACAGCGCAATCTTGACTTGCACAACTATTAACACCGGATATGGGATTAGAAGAAGTGATACCAGGAAGCGATGTACAATTAGCATTAAACGCGCCTCTAGCTGAAGGAGCCGCATTGCCCGACTCCGTAGCGTTACCTGCCTGGCTTACTACCTTGCCTAGATAAATTCCACCTTCGCGGTCTTCAACATTTTGAAAAGTGGTCCAAACAAGATCCCCTGGAGATGCTGGTTCCGTCGCTGTGCTCTGTGCCGTGAAGGTCATATAAGTATCGATAACCGTCTGATGCTCTCCCGCTTCACTATAAGAAGCAGCCACGCGAGATGGTATCATGAGCATGGCGTCAATTTCAGGAATGCGTATTTTATATTTTTTACGCACGGTGGCACCGGCATTACCCACGCCAATTGCAGATAAAATACTATCAATAATGCCCGTAGGTTCGCCAGGTTCCGCCGCAACAGTGTCTTCTTCAACACGAAGTACAATTCCCTGAAACACTGTGAGTCCCGCAAACGCATTAGGTGTATGTGTTTGAACTACTGATTCTCTAAGAGCAGCTTGCGGGGTTGTCTGATTAGTGAGTGAGGGGGTTCGAGGGGAACGCGGACGAACAGGGTTTAGATCACCAAAAGCAAAGTTTCTTAGGGTATCGCCTTCATCAGTCATGATATAAAAACTCTAGCTTCCTAGCCTCCGTTTTGGTCATTAAGTAAATCAAAAATTTCCTCTTTCTCTGTAGAGGATAAATTACTATTCTTGCTCTCTTTCTTTTGAAGTAAAGAAGTAACTTTTACAAGCTGCTCATTAGACCTCTGTAGTGTTTCAACATATTTAGAAGCAATAAGCCCCAATCTCTCGTGAGTGTGGGTCCCTTCTCCTTTCATGTGAATCATAAGTTCGGTAAGGAGAGTAGAAGTAACTGCTCGATCGGCGCGTAGATTATTGACAGCCTCGGCAATCAACTCTTCACCACTAGTTTCTTTAAGAGGTGCTTTATCAGTCGAGGACTTCTTGGATGAGCGCGAAACTGTCTTTTTGGGTGCCGCTCTCTTTCTTGTTGTCTTTTTTTTCTTTGGCGATGTGTTTGACATTTCCCTTATCCCACTCCGATTTGAAAGTCCTGTATTTAGCTCTAAGTTTATTAAGGTTATTGACCACTTGCTTGGTGTTAAGTCCGGTCAATTCCCTTAGATACAGATAAATAGCTTTCTTGTTGAAAATTTCAATGTCGTCAGGATTGTCTAAAAGTATCTTAACTGCCTTGTATACTTTCTCTTCAGTCGCCTTCATTTGAACCGATTGCCAGGAGTTTATCTCCTGGGAAAGAGCTTGCCAAAATTCCTTCTTTTCAAGCTCCTCAATAAATGTGTTATCTGTGGTGATATATTTTTCTTCAACAGCGGCAGTAATGTCGTCGATAAGAATTTCCCGGCGGCGGCGGTTCTTGTTCTTCTTCACCTCGTGGATAAACCAATTCTTCGTTATTACGCTATAATAGGAAAATGCCTTATACCCTTTATCTTTATCAAACTTATCTAAAATCGTAGTAAGCCAAACTTTACACTCGCTGCGTAAGTCATCAATATTGGGCAAATTAGTAAATTTATATGTATACACAATCTTGTCCACCATCTCGCTAAATGCTGGTTGGATATAGGTGCGATACAATTCTTCTCTTTCATATTGATCGGTGCTGTTCGCATACTTGATTATTGCGTCCTCGTGGACTTGTGTAAAATAATATTTCTTTGTGCCCCGGCGGCGGCGCTTTCTTTTTTTAGGAGCTGGGGGTGGCTCATTCGTTGTGTCTTCGTTGGTGGTTTCATCAGTCATTTTTATCGCCTTCTTCTTCCAAATCTAATTCTTCAAGACCAGGGGTAAAAACAGCGACAAATTCACGACAACTGTTCGCGTGATATTTGGTGTGCTTCAACAACTCCTTCAAGGTCGCATCTTCATAAAACAAAGGGAGGTTATAAACCTTAACCAAGTGGTTTTCATATTCAGAAGTCAATTCAAAAAGAGAATAGACCTCCTGTGAGATATAACTCATCCGTCGGACAAGCCAAAAAATATAAACTACAGCAAGGAGGAGGAGTACAGCTAAAATTGTAGTCAACATAATCTTACTCCATGTCTTCCTGTAGATCGCTCTTTATACTATCAAGGGTGCGGCGGGCATCTTCTATAAATTCTTTAACCCGAGTTTCCGCGGTTGAATTCTTGACCTTTTTGTTCGTATTTGTAAACTGAGCAGGGATCTTCTCTAATGGATTTCCACACTCCGTACAAAGCTCCTGTTGGGGTTCTCCCATCGGGACCATCTTCTCTATAATGGTCTTACACCCGCCGCACTCATAACAGTAAATTGGCATTTTATTCTTCTTCAGATGAGGCGATAGGTGCATCTACATGAACCACGGGAGGGTTCTTTACATCTAGTTCACCGCTCTTGGTGCCCCACTTCTTTGTATCCGAGGACTTGACCAAATCCATCGACTTGAAAATCTCTACAACATCGATCTTCTCTAATAGACCTTTTTGAAGGGTCATCATAATTGCTCCAATAGCTTGATTGCTTAACTTCATTTTTCTATCTCCTTGCTGACATTAGTGATAATATCATTGATTCTAGTATTTATTGCCTTCTCGTTATAACGCAAAGACAAATTATTTTGTAGACGGCGAGCCTTGCGCTTTGAAGGTCTCCAATTAGAATAAATCTCGCGCATATTTTCTCGCAAACTTTTCATATCTGGGTAACACCACTGAGAGTCAGGTGTCAGTACATCTTCCCAAACATCCCTCGGAGCTACATTCTCTAAGGTAAAGGCTAGATCGAGTGCTGCCAGCTCTTTCTTCTTAGACTTGCCGGTTTTGTGGATACTTAAGAAATCCTTATGTCCTCCCCAGTTAGGCGCAATAACCGGAAGTGCATGACAAGCAGCCTCAAAGGTGGGAAGCCCAAAACCCTCCCCACGGGAGGTAGATACATAGCACTTAATCTTCTCATGCTCATACAGCGCAGACATCTCGTCATCCGATAAAGTCCCGTGCAGCAAATAAATTTTACACTTCCGCTCTTCAGTTCCTTTGAGGAACATTCTCAAACGCTCTTCAATGTAATGTCGATCAATATGAGAACCATTTTTAATAAATGCCTTCAAGACAAGACCTACGTCCTCGTTCTTGAATTCTTCTAAAAAGGCAAAGATGGTCTGCTCTACATTCTTGCGATTAGACCACTGTGAGACATTCAAAAAGTTAAATTGAGGCTCAAGGTTAAGTTCAATCGAAGAAGATCTAGAACCCCTGAAAGGGAATCCAATGACATTAAACTTGTCAGTAATCTCAGCATCATAAGATGCAAAACATTCTTTTGAATGTTCAGAAGGTACAATGACTTGATCCATCATCTTGATTGCCGCTGCCCACGGTTCGGAGGCTTTCGTCGTTTCAATTCCTGCGAATACGCCAATATTCTTTTTAGCTAGCAAGTCCCATTCAGTTGGCAACTGAACCTGTACAGAGACGTCGAACTCCATGTTCTGAAGTTCTCTAGCGTGACCGGCGGCGACGGTCTTCATAATGATTCCATCAATCCAATTCCGCTCGTCATTGTCTTCAAAAAGCCAACCAGTTTCGCCCCAGCCCGTGTTCACAAGGTAGAGGTTATAATCCTGTTCTTGGGCGCGGAGAGCACGCAATACAGCCCTACAATGCTCCCCATACCCCGACCGGGAAAGTGCCGGTCCTCTTATAATAATATTCTTCATCTGCTTATCCTACCTCTTTCAATTCCCAAGAGACATAGTTTTTACGACTTGCCCAAGAGCCAGATTCTTCATGCAATTTTGTAAGAACTTCATCCCACTTTTGTGCAAAACTACTCAAACTATAATTTGCTTCTAGGTGCTTTCTGCCTTGAGCGCCGAGATCTTGTAGCTTTTGGGGACCTGCATTATACATTTCCCTCAAGGCATTAATAAAGTCGTCCTTGCTAATTCTGTCTTCAAAAATATATGGAACCTCCTGAGAGCCTATAACAGCCTTTGAAGAAGGTGTGATTCCAACACCGAATGTTTGTACGCCATCCGTAACCTGCTCTTGAAGACCTCCAGTGAGTGTTACAATGATGGGGGTCTCGCACGCTAAAGATTCAAAGGTAGCAAGCCCGAACCCTTCCGCGTCAGCAATATTAATCGTACAATCTGCAATATTATACAAATACGCCATCTTCTCAGGAGGGTACTTCATGGGAGAAATCATAACCTCTCCTTGGTTCATATCAATGTGGTCTAAAACTGTCTCTAGATCAGGTCCATGTGGGTCTTTGGGGTCCGTATGCATAAGCAAGCAGGCTTTATCGTGACCAATCTCATCCAGAAATTCTTTAAACCACCATACAACGCTGTTAGATTGCTTTCTCTTTGCATTACGATTATTCCAAAAGAAGATAAAACGGTCATCAGTATCAGCAAAATGGGCAGACTTAAACATTGCGAGGTCCTCCTCTTCAAGCTTCTTATAGATATCCATATCTACCGTATGAGGGATATAACACTCTTCAACAGTTGGAGCAACTGTTTGCACAACATCACTCGTAAGCTTGGAGATGGTAACAATCAAATCATTGGACTCGTAATACTTTTTATTAAACTGGGGGTATGGATAATTGTCCCACACATGATAATAAACAATGGGCATGTTAGCTCGAATCTCGTCATCTATATGCCAGAGCCACGCCCAAAACCTCGGATCTGTCATAATCCACATGATATCCGGCTTTTCAGTACGCATGATAGAACGAACCATTTCCTGAGTTCCAAAACCTTCCACCGGGAAAATCTTCCAGTCTTCACCATATTTCTCTGTCATGAGTGGAGTCATGTCTTTTGGTTTTGTGGCACCGGCAAGACTAATGAATTCATATTTACCAGTATCAAGCATCGCTTCAATAAAATACTTGGTTTGAATCCCCACTCCTGACGGTGCAAGAGGGTGATCGCTCAAAGTCATAATTTTTATTTTTTTGTTATCCGACATCTTGTTTCTCCTACACCCGAGGGCACTCCTCTGTATCAAAATATTCACATCGTGAACACGCAAGCTTATTTTTTATAAAATTGTTCGAATCGATGTTTTTAATAGCTTTTGACAAAAGATTAGAAGCGTTTACAAGCTTGCGGTCCCCACTAGAAACTCTAAAAATTTCCACTTGGTCTTTCTTTGCAGTTCTCTTAAGTAAACCAAAGTGCGTTTCAATCTGCGACAGTTCAATCGAGTGCTTCTTGGCAAAATACTTCTTATATAAAGTTAGCTGATAGGTCACCATCGGATCATTCTTCTTGCGATAGTCCCACCCCCATGAGCAACTCTTCCAATCAATTATGTGATAAGTGTCATCACTAGTCTTAATGACTAAATCAATAAAACCCTTAAAGAGATATTCACTTCCTTCGATCTCCTCATACAACTGTTCTTCGGTTGAAACAATTTCAAACTCACCAAAATGCTCTCGAAGTGCTGGGATTGCTAGCGGGGCGAGAGCACGACCTTGGGAGAGGAAGCTCTCATACTCACTAGCATCGACGCTGACTCTCTCTTCATCGGGGAGTTTTGATATCTCCTGTTCAAAACACGAATCAAAAAACTCTACTTCACAAATCGACTCATTGAGTAGTTTTTGTTCACACACGCTGTGGATAGCAGTTCCAAATGCCGTATATTTATTTCCGGCGAAGAGGCGAATACCATCTATGTATGCGAGCTTGTAGGAAAAAGGACATTCATTCCACTTCTTTAAAGCTGAAAAAGATAAATGAGCCACCTCATGCCCCGCTTTCATCCTCAGGAGTGTCTTCATCCTCTGCGCTCTCAGCTTCAACTTCAGTCGAGCTAGCGGAAGCTTGAGGCTCAGCCTTAGCTGAGGTCTTTCGCTGGCGTCTGGACTTCCCTCCTTGCTTCTTTTCCGTGCCAGAGGTGGAAGTGACAAGTGAAAATTCCCAACTCCCTTGGAGTGTGTTATCGTCCTGATTGGAAATAGTAAGGGGGGTACTTAGCAATTTCCCTGCGGCGACGCCTTTGAGGGCGGCGACGCGGCGGGCACGGGCGGGAGTGATGCTTAAAGCACGCTCTCCGGTTCCGTGGGTGCGGCTTCCCAGAGTAATTGAAACTTTGACTTTTTCGTTTTTAGTGTCGACTTTAACATCGCTAGTCGTAATCTTTTCAAGTAGTTTTTTTATCATTTTTCTCTCCATCAGACCAAAAAATCATTAATCTGTTTAATTTTTTTATACAATACCGGACTCACTTCTTTCAGTGTATCTTCTTCTCCTACAAAGTACTGTTCTATGCCTTCGGCAAAATATTCAGCTAACGAGGTTGCTGAGTAAGGAGTAGCAAAAAGCCCCAGCGTGAGCGAGACCAAGGTAGGATAACCTACATCAAACCAAAGAAATTCATCTACTTCTTTATCATATTCAGGGTTCATTAATTTAGAAATATCAAACCCAATAGAAGAACCCGCTTGTGAAAGGTGAGATGCTAGGCGCTTTCGTTTTCCTAAAAATTCATTCTCCATCTTACCATCATAGTATAGCTCAACTTGAGAGTGTTGTTCAATAGAATGTGCCATTTCGTGAATTATATTTTTCACGAAGTCCTCTGAAGTGGGGTGAGCGTTGGTAGTATAGATTGCCCCGTCTAAATATACGGAGGACACACCACGTTCCTCTAATTCAGGAAACTGACCAATATAGATCGCATCTATGTTGTAGAACATACCTTCAGGGACTATGTCTTGAATCTCCTCCAGAGCACTCGCCAAATCTAGCTCAGCGTCCATATGATCTTTTACCAGAACCATGATTCGCCCATGAAGATTATATTCGCGGCGCGTGGAAGCAGCTTCGGAGAGCTGTGTTTTGATATAAGACGTCATTCAGAAGTGTCGTCCTTTAGAGCGGCAGCGTTCACCTCTTCTTGAATTGCTTGACGACCTGCCTCTACGTCAGCAATTCCTTGGCGATATCCGCGCAGCCAATTTTCCTCCGCCAAAGCAAGAACAAAATCAGGGAACTCATCAGCTAAAACATCCACAATCATTGACACTGTCACTTCCCCGTTCTTCGGCTGAAGTTTGTCACCAACATAATTTAGCAACCATTCCTGAACCGGCGTATCTCCCTCTGGAGTTTGGGTTAGGACTGGATTTTCATCCTCATTAAAATTCGAAGCCTTAGGTAATTGTGGGTCAATAGTCGTATCTGTAGACATGGTCTTTCCTCCTGTATTACACAGTATAACGACATTATGACATAAAGTCAACAGGTTTGTTAACTTTTTTTATAATTTGTTAGACGCCAAAGTTGCAATTGGGGACCTCTCACCCTTTGTAAGAGTGATATGACCCGTCAAATGCGAGTCCTTTAGACGCTCGACGGCATGGGCAAGCCCATTAGTTGTTTCATTAATGTAGATATTGTCAATTTGTTCAATATCGCCAATTAATATAAGCTTGGTGCCCTCCCCCACGCGAGTAATAATAGTTTTAATCTCGTGTTGTGTAAGGTTCTGAGCTTCGTCAATAATAATAAAACTGTTGCTGATGGAGCGTCCACGGATGTAGCTCAACGCTTCTACTTCGATGGTGCCTTTCTCCATGTATAATTCAAGAGCCAGTTTATCATTACCAAACAAGGTTCGTAGATTATCTTGGATAGGCTTCAACCATGGTAACATTTTCTCTTCCATGGTGCCCGGTAGAAAGCCGATATCCTTACCTAAGGATTCGACGGGGCGAGAAATAATCATCTTAGTATAAATGGCTGTTGATTTTTCCATAATCTGTTGTAGTCCGGCGGCGATGGCGCACAGTGTTTTACCCGTCCCGGCTTTACCAACTAAAGTAACTAATGAAATTGTAGGATCGAGCAACAAGTCCATGGAGAGTGTTTGTTCGCGGTTCCGTGGATCAATGCCCCATACATTATTTTTTTGTATGACAGGCTCTAGAGGCTTATCTTCAGCTATGTATCTTGCCAGTGCCGTTTGTTTTGGATTTCCTTCACACTGGAGCATAACAAACTGGTTTGGGAATAAATCAACCGTAGGGGATTCCAAATATACATTGTTTTCTTGGTAGAACTCATTTATCTGGGTTGTGGTGGTTGTGTGTGTGTAAAATCCGCTATACAGGTCTTCAGAGGAAACCACCGCTTGATCTAATACATAATCTTCAGTGGGGAGCCCAATTGCGTCACACTTTACACGCATGTTTATATCGCGAGTAACAACCACAACAGTATCACCAATTTGTTTTCTAGCGCCAAGAGCGGTGCAAATGATTTGGTTGTCAGGGTCCGTCAACAACCATTCATTAGGAATTTCTCGGTCTTTGATCTCCATACAAGAGAGAGTGCGGATACTCCCCTTGTCAGGACCTAGCGATACTCCTTTATGGAGGTTTCCTGCTTGGCGTAATTCGTCGAGAATGCGAATAGTTTGCCGGGCGTTGTACCCTACCGCATCTTGCCTCTTTTTGTGCTTATCAATCTCTTCTAAGACCTTAAGGGGGACGATAATATCGTTCTTGCCAAAAGAGTGTAAAGACTCATAATTTGTCAAATACACATTAGTATCCAACACATAAGACTTCTTGCTAGTCACACGTCCTCGCTCATGCTTCTTATATAAGTAGGTCTTTGTTGATTGATCAATGATTTATTATTGTTGATTATATTTATTTTATGAAAGGAGAGATTTTTTGTCCCACCTTCTACTTTATCCTCCATTATTCGCTTTATCCCTCATGTTCGGGTGTTGTTCGTCTTGGTCGCTTCCTGCGGACCAAAGTCACACTCCACAACCGGCAACGCCTTCAATAGACTTAGAAACATTACGACATTCATTTCTCAAAGTAGAGCGGCGCATTTTTGTTAGACTGTGCGGACTGGTTGCAAGCGGCGAAATTGAATGTTTGGACACAACTCCCAGTAGGGCTACTGCATCATCCATTGTATACAGTCACGAAAATGACAGAACTCTAATTTTGACTGCCGGTCACACTTGCGAGCCTGTAACTCAGCTTACCATATTTCATTATATTTATAACGTCCCTCAATCTGACGCTGTAGCGCGGCAGTTGGCTCGATTCGTTGATATTCGCACTATGGAAAAAGTCACCCAATTTGAATTACGAAACGTCAGAGGTGAGACATTCATTGACGACGTTGAAGTTGTAGCTGTTGATACGCCATCCGATCTATGTGTCCTATCAATGCCTGAAGCAGAACACATTAACGCAGTCCCGATAGCTGAGAGTGATCCCCGAGTTGGTTCGCCCATTTGGAATATTGCCGCACCCTATGGCATTTTCAACACTGGTATGGTGCCTATCTTAAGTGGTATATGGTGCGGACGAACCCCAAGCGGACAGTCTTTTCTCTGTGATCTTCCGGCATCGCCGGGAAGTTCGGGTTCCGCTGTGTTCAATACTGAAGGAGAGATAGTCTCAATCGTGCTCGCTACTAACATGCAATTTCATCACGCATCTTTTGGCGCGACGCTCGAACAAATTCGAGACATCATTGGAGAATAAAAAAAACAGCCCTTTTGGGGCTGTCTAATTTGATTACCATGATTGTGGTGGCAATCTCTCTAATACCTTTTCACCAATAAACTCAGAAAGCTTATAAACGCCGATACAGAGGAGGGTCCCTCCAAGGTCTGTGGGTGCTTCGCCTACCAGACGAGCTAGTAATAGAAACGCCAATGGTGCTGCAAGCCATCGTAAAAGTGATCTGAACATAATTCCTCTCTTCTCTTCTTTTATTTGTCTCGCGACAAAAAGAAACATACTTACCTATATGAGCAAAAAGCTAAAATATAGGAAAATCTTTGCTAAACTGGATTATCTTGTTTTAGAAAAAGAAGAATGTGAGGTTCTTCTCGAAGATTACACTCAAACATTCCATGAAGACTTTAAAGATGAGTTGGAATTCCTTCAGGTCAAGCAAAATGCTGAGGGGGTTGATCCTCCAAAGAAAACTGACGAGGATATGGAATCTTCAAAAAATTCAATTTCAAACAAGACCATCACCGCTTTATATAAGAAAATTGCTTTGAAGTGCCACCCAGATGTATCAAAGTTAGAAAATGCTGAGGAGCTTTTTATGAAAGCAAAAAAGGCTCACCTTGAGGAAGATTGGGTGACGCTCATAACTCTTGCCAAGGAACTGAATATCAATATTCCTGAGTTCTCAGATGAAGAAATCGAACAAATCAATGAACACATGACCAAGATAGAACTAGAGATTGCTATGGCTAAAAATAACAATGTTTGGTTCTGGGCTAACGCCTCAGAGAGTCAGAAAGAAGATTTTCGAAAGCTCTTTCTGATTAGTCAGAGAATTGATCCTGAGGAATTTGAGGCGTTCCTAGAGAAGAAAAAGAAAGAAGAATAGAGCCACTTGTCAGAGTCGAACTGACGACCTATGGTTTACAAAACCAGTGCTCTACCAACTGAGCTAAAGTGGCTTAAAGGCCTTATATTAAGTTATAAAAGAACTACTTTTTATCTTATTTAGATTTAATTTAAGATACTTAAAAGATAAGATCTATATCATTATACCCAAGAATTCATTTCTGTTAAGCTTTTTTTGAAAAAAGTCACTTAAGGCAAAAAAGCAGGACGAATGTCCTGCTCTGATGCTCATGTTGGCTCCGACGGATGGGCTCGAACCACCGACCAGACGATTAACAGTCGTCCGCTCTACCACTGAGCTACGTCGGAAAAGAAAATTACTCTTGATCGTTAGCAATACCCAAGACAGCGTATCCGCAGATATCTCTCCATGGGCTTTCACCAAAAGCATCTTTCTTGTTAGCAATTCGAAAGAGCTTATCAATGACACGGACAATAGCTAGCATGTCAGTGTATTGGTCTCTTTCAATTCCATTGGGGTAAAGCACTTCGAGAATCTCTTGGGCTTGACCAAAAGAATTCCCGTATGCTTTATTCTTTTCAGAAACAAGTTCGCCAACTTCAGCGGCTATTTGTTGAAATAAATCAGTCTTACTCATCATGCTGTTCTCCGTTCTACCGAAGGTAGAATACCATAAGAATGGAGAATTGTCAAGTAAAAACTAATTCTTTTTCTTCCAAGTTGTCTTTTTAGAAGCAGCTTTTTTTGCTGTATTGGCGTTGGTGGCTTTTGTTTTCGCCGCAGTAGCAGCCTTTGCAGCAATCTTTGCCTTTGCAGCCTTTTCAGCAGCCTGTGCTTTAAGATCTTCAAGCGCAGGAGCCGCAGCAGCAGCAATTGGAGCAGCCTCAGTTTGGTTATTGTTCTCAATAGCCTCTACAATGACCTCAATGTCAGCCGCTTGCGTCGACGACGCAGCATTTGTAGCATTGTTAGCTTCTGCTATAATCGCTTGAGCCTTGGGGTTCTTATGAGCGAAGCCTTCGACCAATGTAATCGCTTTAGCGCGAAGATCTGTAGCCAAAGCTGTATTACCAGCAGCGGCGGCTTCATTCGCAGCCTGTAGCGTCGCTTTAGCTTTAGCCATGGCAGCGTTCTTCTTTTTATTTTGCATCTTGATGCCCATTTTAAATTTCTCCTTTGATATCTACCATTTCTTCCTTCTCTTCTTCATACTCAGGTGTTGTCGGTTCAGGAAGAATATCTGACAATTCATCTTCAAATTTGTCAAAGTATAATTTGATATTAGTTATTAAATAGTCATAGAATAGTTCTCTATCCATGTCATTTTCTAACAACGCATAAGCGTCAACTATTTGATTTTCTATCTTTTCAAAAGTGTTGATAGCAAAGTTTCTTCCCGTGGCTTCATCAGCATCGCCAGGAATTCCACCAAATTGCCCCAAATCATCGCTTGGGCTACGGGCATCGATATCAATGAACTGTTCCCCATCGACAATGTCTTCTTCCTCGCCCACTTCAACTTCCAATTCGGCAAGATGAACATCTAAGTCTTCTAAACCTGCTTGGTCTTCAATGCTGGTACCAGTTGCGTCCTGAGCCGCCTTTGTAGGAGCCAAGGTATTCTGTACAGCATTAATGATATGAGAACGGAAAGATTCTCTTTGTGAGGCACTGGTGGTAAGTTGCTTAAAGTGATCTTCCAGTATCGGGACAATTTTCTTCAGCAAATCTTCTAGTACGTTGATGCCGGTCGAATGACTCGGGACTTCATCATTTACTGCGGTTTCAGCAAGCAAACGCCTGATGATTTTTCGCAACTCCCTCTCTTCTTGGACACCGCGCCTCTGTCTCTCTTGCAAAGATTTTTTTATAGCCTTGGATACCAGCTCTCTCAGCTCCAGCTCTTCGCGACACTGCTTTATCAATTTGTTTCTATCAATTGCCATATTTGTATCTTCACTGTTACTACTACTAAATAGTCTAATATTTTCTTCAAGCACCTGATTTATCATTTCATATATAGTCTCAGACGTTTGAGCTTTAGGCATGAGATTACGCAAAAGCTCTTCGCCGTCGCCACGAAGCTTCACCGGCAGGTATTCCACGAAAGTCTCCACATCATTTTCAGAGATAGCTTTCCGCATTGTTGAGGCGCTCAAAGGCTCTCCATTTCTCCCATCTGTAAAGTCTTCACCTGACGGACTAATAGCGTAGTCGCCTCCTGCGAGTACGGTGACTCCTTCGCGAGCGTGCTTTTGTACGTTCTTCGAAAACCTTTCTTGGTCCCCTCCTTTAGTGCTTACTCCCAAGACCACTGTCTCTCCTGGTTGAGCCCAATCAGGATTATCTTCTTCATTCTGAATAAAATGAAAAGAGGCTCCCACCGGAGAATTTACCGGGGATTCCAATACTGTCACTTTTCCAGCAAGACCATAGGCTTTTAAATATTCCTCCCAAAGATCTGCCGATTGTTCGAATGAAATACTTTTCCCATCTGGCATTTTGCGCGGAAGAGGGGACATAAAAACCACCACTCGGTCTGCCATATTCGCATATGCCATAACCATTGCAAGGTGACCACGGTGCGGAGGCTTAAAAGCTCCCGGCACAACTGCAACATCTACTTTTTTAGATTCAGAGATAACACCTGTCTCTTTGATCATGGGAGGGATATTACCTCGACCATATTTAAACAGCCCAAGAATTTGATTGATTGGTGCAAAGTTTCCTGTAAATTTATAAGTGTGCCCATCATAATCAAAAACAAAACCCTCTGCCGCCGTAGAAACATTTTCGGCTGTTTTGAGTTTTGCCATTTGTTTTTTCAATACTTCAATTGCTTCTTCGTTACCGGAACTTTCAATAGCCTTTATTGCTGTATCTACCTCTTGGCGAAGGCGCGACACTTCTTCCTTGTTATTTAAAACGAACGCGCTTTCCAGCCCCTCAAGCATCGCTACAGAGAAATCGTGGACAACCTGCTCCAAAGGAAAAATAGCCTGTGACAATAGAGACTTGTTCTTTACAATTGCCCTGACCGCCTCTTTTTGTTCAGGGTTTAAATTTTTTACAAGCTGGGTAAGGGTCTTACCCCCCGGCAACTTCAACAAACGCTTTAAAACGTCCTTCTGAGTCGATTGCGGGGTATTTGTGGATGCGACTACAGGTACCAATCTCGCTATCATATATTCGGTAACCGTACTGTTATCAGAAAGACCGTTTTCTCCCATTATCTTATCAAGAGATACGAGAGCATTTTGAAGCGCAACATCATCACTTAGGGCTTCCAATTCTCGAATAGCATTAATTTGAACACTATAGTCCGCTTTGGATTCTTGATCCTGAGCTTGCTCTAGCGCCCTCTGAAGGAGATCCACGTTTTGTGACGCATCCTCTGCCTTCGATCCCGTTTCTTTATCAAATCTTCCGTGACCTTTTTGGTGGATTACTAACGTCTTAGTATCGTAATTCACAACATTGGGTGAACGTGGGTCCATCAACTCAGCGTTGAAATATATATCAGCATCCTCTCCAAAGATATTAATCTGTTGCTCAGGAGTAAGGGATTCAACTGCTTTTTCGAAAGCGTCAAAAGCTTCTACAAAGACTTTGGTGAGGTCACCCCGACCGGCGAATTTACTCGCTAGCTCTTGTGCGTCTAACCCTCCGGCTTTAATATTGCCTTTGTTTCGGGCTGCTTTAGCTTTGCCGTCTTTAACGGAATAAGAGACGAACAAGTTCTGCCCATCAGTTTTTTCAGTGCCTTTTAGCTCCCCGCGAGATGCCTTACTAAAGACATCTTTCATTTGAGCAAAAGTGAGATCTCCATTGTCATAGAGGTGGGACATATGCCCAGCTACACCGCCTTCCAAAAGTATTTTTTTACTGTTCTTCGTCATTACCTTCTCTAAGGCTCTGCACTTCTTCAAGCACTTTTACTTGCTCTTCTAGAGTGGTGATTTTATTCTCTAGGTTGCGTGTAAGCTTACGCACCTCTTTGATATTGTGGCGAATCATTTCTACGTTACGATTTCCGCGTTGCGTTCGTAAATTCAAACCACCCAATAACTCCTCTATTGTCTGGAGATACATTCTAATAGTTGGTTTGGTGGTTCCTTCATTTATGAAGTTCCTTGTCATTTTTCTCCAATTTATCATAATAGTCTTCCTCTCTTTATAATGTGCCCCATTTGTTTCTCAGGTAACTAGTCACAACATTCCTTTCATGGTCACTCAGTTTTCTAGAGAAAACAAGCACCTCTCCAATCAGCCCCTTGAAATAATAAGTAGAGCCGCTGGCTGGTCTATACCCTAGATGTGTTTGGGATGTCATGCCAAGTGTTCCAAATTGAGTGACTACCGGGACACTGTTTATTGCACCATCTTGAGAAGTATCAAAAGGATTAGTATTGGGGCTACCACCAGGATCAGTTTGAGCTATTCCATAGATATGGGCTGAACCCGCCGCTTGGGTATATTCTACCTTAGCTGGACCCGCGGTGCCAACATCATACATATAGCATTGTACCGTGGGAGTGGCAGTTTCCGCATCTTTAACAAAGATGCCGCCATAACCCAAGTCATCTGTAATGACCGGCGAGTTCTGCCAGGGGTTGGCGCTATTATTGCCACAATTTCCGGCACCATGAGGACATCCAGTGTTATCATCAGGGCGTGTGACTGTGATAATTTCATAGCTTCTGCCTCCGAACAAGTGCGCCCAGTGCAAAGGATTAACCCCAGCGTCTTTTGTTCCATTCAAGAAATCTAAGTCACCATCAAGCTGCAACCAAACTTTTCCGTTATAGGTGAGCAACGTAGGCTGGCTAACCCCGACAGGCTGTTCAAACCATGCTGAAGTGAGAACCCCGGCTTTATCGGTGATCCTTACGACGTTTGGACCTGCCATACCAAGAGAGCTGGCATCATTAGGATCAAGCCACAGAGAAAGCCCCGAGATTGCACCAATATCAAACAAAGGATATTCACAAAGCTCAGTACCCTCCTCAGAGACTCCATAAGCTCGTCCTGTTCCGCGAAGGCTCTGTCCGCCGCGACGTGAAAGAGAGAACGGCGGCTGATCAATTCCAGTAAGCGTATATTCATCTTTTATCATGCTAAGATCCATAATAACATAGTTGTTTTCTTCGTCAGTGAATCCTGGGCATGGGCAATCTTTAACCACAATTGTAACTGTTTGAGCAGGTGAAACTATAGTACATGCGGTAGCGGTATATTGGAAGGTATAGGTTCCCGCCGCGACACCTGTTGCATTATAAGTAAATGCTCCGGTTCCTGGCGTGAGCGTGAGCACACCAGCGGCAGGAGGAGCGGTTACTGCAAATGTTACAGGTTCTCCTGTTGTGACGGTGCCAACTACTGAGCCGCTGGAGGTTTCGTCGGAACAGAACTCAAAAGAACTAGCGTAAGTAGTCGGCGTCGGCGGGCAACATGGAATTACCGCAGTGGCAGTAGAGCCACCAGTTGTACAAGGGTTGCCAGGCACACCAGTACCCCACGCAGCATCATTTGGATCGCCACTTGGACCACTTTCTGACATGGCGACAATTCGATATAGAGCATTATAAGTGCCGGGAGCACCTGCTACACAATCTTGACAAAAATCAGGCGAGTCGTCGTGAGCAGTTGATTCAGTGAGCCCGACAAGTGTATATACAGTTTCCCCAGGAAGCATTCGCCAAATTTGATAATTGATAGCGCCCGCGATAGCTGGCCAGCTTAAAGATACCACCGGATGCCCTGGCGCTCCACAGGCAGTAACCACGGGCGCGATAGGAACAGGGTTGCTAGGAACTAAGCCTGCTGCGGCGCGAGCAATAACCGTAGCCGTCGACTCATAAGATTCGACAGTCAGTTTTTTACCGGCAGGTGCCGTGGCAGCGAGACCGTCAAAGCCGACGGCGTCGACTCTATAAGTATATACATTATCAGTGAGGGCTGCATTACATGGATCGGGAATGGCTAATCCTGTATCAGCATATACAAAATTCTTTTTACTTATATCCCACGGACCATCGAGTGTCGCAATAAGTGAATAGGCTCCAGCACCCAGCTTCCGATAAATTTCATATTTTAGAATGTTTCCTGACAAACGGTCCCAATTCACTTTAGCAGTTCCATACTGAGGGGTGTTTACTGCTCCGCTTATAACCGTAAGATCGAATTTGGATGGGAATACGTTGATTCGTAGTTGATTTTCTGCGCTGCACCCGTTAGATGTAGTAACTCGATAACGAATAAAGGAGGGTCCGACATAATCTTCAGCCGGATAAAAAATGAACTTGCCAGTTTGATTCTTTGTTTCGTTAAAGGTACCTCCTTTTAGATCTGGGAAGACTTCAAAGGTCAAATCGTCACATGCTCGAACCGCGGGATCACAAGTGCCCCAAGGTTTGATAGAGTTTGTATTGGTCACAAGTCCTTCTAAAGAAAAGGATAATTTGTTATTAATGGTTGTTTCAAAAACTCCCGTACTCAAGGCAGTTGGTGAACTATTACAATTCACTACAGTAGTTGTTGTGGAATTTGTTCGCTCTCCATGTAAATTAGAAGCTACAACAATATAAGTAATTTCTGGGTTGTCAGTAGCCGCGCATGAATTTATATTTTGAGGGGGGTTGTTATCAATATATTGAGTCGCAGTCGGATCGTTTATCACTACCAGCTCTTCATACACCATCTTTTTACTAATTGGAATGTAAGATGTGGTGCCTGATTGCGCCATCGCTTGTTCCATTTGCATACCAGTTAAGGCAGTCTTCTTGTCCACATATGGGGAAGAATTATAAAAATCTCCATCAATTCCACGATAGATGGTATAGAAAGAAACACTAGAAGGAGCAGCAGTCCAATCAACAAGCACTTTACCTTCATTGGCGTCGCCACAAGGATAAGCACTAGCAACCAAGTTAAAGGTTCCTGGCTTAGTGGTAGTGCAGCAGTCTAGAGGGATAGCCGTTAGTCCTAATTGTGTAGCGGCTCCAATTCCTTGGCTTAGAATATGGTTATAAACAGCCCAAATATCAACGATGTCTAATGGCGCTGCGTCAACCTCAGCATCAAAATTAGCAGCGTCGGCTGCGAGGGTTGCCAATGAAGAAGCAGTGCTTACACCACCAAGCTTTACATAAGAAATAATTGTTGCCAAGCTTATGGCGCTCACTCCAACACCGCCAAAAATGCTTGAAATTCCAGTCCATGGACCAATCAGGGTGCCAGGAATGGGATCGTTTGTTACAAACCGGAAAGCATCTATAGTGGGAGCACCTTCAAAAGAGTAAGGATTGACAATAAGCTTAGTAAGGATTTTTGGCTCTTTGCCACGAGTCTTAGGAAGAGCCCACGGTTGATATGCCTCTGTCCCTAAAATCCCATAGTCAATTAATCTCTGATGGTCTACCGGGTCGCTTAAGTCTAGATCAGTAGGGTATGTCTCGTCAATTGCGGACAACCCAAAGGCTAATTTATTATGTGTTTTGGGTCGAGTGGAACCATCTCTTTGGAAAATGGTAGAGGAGTCTACGCTAGGATCTCCCCCTGGTGACTGAAACCATCGGCGCTCACCAGCTTCTCCCGCTTGAGCCATCACCGACATGACGCCGCTAGTTTCTCCTCGAACATCTTCTATGTTTTTAAAATTTCCTAGCTGTAGCCAGTAGCCATCAATATCGCAACGTGACTGGTAGCTGATGGTAACAACCCCATACGGTGTAAAATTAGAAATACTTTCAGGCGTACTCATTTGATCAGGTGGCTGATCTATAATCTGATAATCGCTTATAAAAATATTACTTAAACAGACTGTTTCATCGATATCTTCTAGGAGGTCGGGACATGAACATGGTAAGCATTCCGATGCCTCTAGGGTTGTAGAACAAGAGGCGCTCGCTAGAACTTTATTCGTTTTTGGAAAGCCGGTAGGTGTTACAATTCCTGAAATCCTGACATTCAGGGGGTTGGCTGGATCAAAATTGGTGCCATTTCCGATAATATGGGCTAATGTGGTAGCAATATCGACGGCGTTTAAGATACCATTGTAGTCGGCATCTGAACTTGATGGTGCGTAGACTGGCGAAAAGGGATTATCATAACTATCCGGTATCATAGTTGCCAAAGTTTGTATATCGGTATACTGCACATTCCCGTCGCCTATAGTATCCCCAGTCCAGAGAATATAGGGTGCTGATGTGCCTCCGCTTAAATAATTGCCGCTGCCATCATAGGTAAAATCAATGGGCTGTTCGCCAAATACAGGATGAGGGGATGACGGTGTATCTTGCCCACTAGGATTAGTAGCGATGGAAGCAGTACCTAAAACCCATCCGCCAAATGCCCCAGCGTGGGTGATGGTAATAGTAAGGAGGGGGGTGGCAGCAGCCGCCGCGGGTATTTCTGCTGTAGAGGTGGTCGATAGGTGTCCCACGATCCAAACACCATCCGCTGCGGTTTTGGGGGAGTTTTTAATTTGTGCTGTTACCTCACAATTATAAGGAGCACCTGTAACACCCAAGGAAAAAGCAAAGTCGACGGCGGGATCTAAGACAGCCGGTAAACCATTGATGACAAAACTAAACGCCAGCCCTTTGTTCAGCGGGTTTGCAATATATTCAATAGGCAATATAAGCGTATTCGCATCAGGGGTTGATGGATTATTGATAGCGATCTGTACCGCACAAGTTTTGTCAGGACAAGTCATTCTATATTATACCTTCATTCTGGTCCTTGAGGTGGTGGGAAGTAGCCCAGTGCTACAGCTTCATCTCTTGTCAACTTTGGCTCGTGTGCTGCCGCTACGGCGTCGCCTGGGTTGTATCCGCAAATAACCGTATCCGTGAGAGGGTGGACTACCGGCACTGTATAGATGGTGACAAATTGACCTTCCAGCGGCTCACCTGTCCCATAATTATACATTTGAATAGGAAAACCTAATTCTGCTTTGACCGTATCATGCCAGGTGTTGAATGCTTCTAAATTATCAAATAAATTATACATTATCTTTTTTCCTCATTATGGAGTTGTCCACTTGGTGCTCAAATAATTAGACAAGTCTGCTCTTTCTGGAGCAGTCAATTCGCGGGTGAAAACGAGGACTTCTCCGATCAGTCCCTTGAAATAATAGGCGGAGCCTCCCTGATTACCAAGCTGAAGCTGTTGGAGACTCCATGCAGAGCTGTGAAGCGCACCGACGCCCGCGATAGTGGTAGCCGCGGCGTCCTTATAGGTATAGAAAGGTCCGGTCCCTGCACCTGGATCAGTCATTCCCATTCCGTAAACGCCCTGTGTGCCCGCAGTTGTCGGATATACTGTAACTCGGGTTGTGGTATCCCACATATAAGATTGGATGTCCGGTGTCGCACTGTCGTTATCCTTTACATAAAGTCCAAAGTATCCTCCGTTGGTAGCAAAAACCGGAGTATTGGACCAAGGACTCGCAGAACTATTACCACACGAACCTCCACAGCCTGAATTGTCGTCTGGTCGCATTACGACATGAACTTCAAAAGTCTTTCCTCCCGAACCAAAGATATCGCTCAAGTAGATGGGAGTTGCACCCGCATTCTTATATGCATAAAGATCGTCATTAACACCATCAAAATTCATCCAGTTTTTGCCTACATAAGAAGTTATGGCAGGCTCGGTAGCCGCACCGTCGTCAGCATTAAACCAGGCATTTGTGAGAACTGATGCCTTATCCGCGATGCGGGTAATTCCGGTAGCTGTAGTGATAGTTGCGGCGTCCGACGGATCAATCCATAAACTAAGAACCCCTGCGGGCAAATCAGAAGGGCTCCACGCTGCCGCGGCACCCGCACATGCTGGAGCGCAGGGAAGTTCGGCTGTTGTAATAATACTCGCACTCTTGGTGTTATCGCGAATACAAATTTTATCAGTAATATATTTTGCGCCTGCACGTTGGCTCAAGAAGGTTTTATTATATGGATCAATGTATTCATCGATCACTTCCTGTGCATCTTCTTCAGTGTCTCCAAGGAATGTATAAAGTTCGGACTCTACCTTATAAGGATG